GCTCTCATCGAGAACGACCGGGCTGCTCTCGTCCTGGTTAACAAACGCCTCAAACGTGATCGTGCCCGAGCCCTCCCTTGCAACCTCAACGATTATCTTTGTGACCAGTTTTATCGTCTCATCGTTGTCATCGAGGTTGTCCCAGGGCCAACAATAATGAGAAGGAAGATCGGAACCGTCATCATTCGCACCCGTGACCAGCTTGCGGACATAACCATCCGCACAGCCGAGAAGGATCATGGGCGCATTAGCTAAAAGTTCTCTCGAATCCCAACCATCCGGATCGTTCCAGTCGTCCCAGGTCGATGCCGGGTGCGTGTCCCATGTATAGCTTGCCTCAAGTAGGGCGCTGCCGAGACACGATATGCCAATCGGCTCATTGTCCTTTACCCAAAACGTCTGGTCCTTGGTGTCGAAGATAATCAAGGTCTTATTGGTGGTGTCTCCCGCCCTGGGCACGGCCCACACGATCTTGTTTTCCTCTTTGACCAGCATGCCGCAGGCGTTTTTTTTGTAATCGGGGTGCAGGTTCTTAATAAGATTCTTTATGTTGTCGGAGATGGGCCGGTAGTCAATCCCGTTAAAGGCAAAAATGTTTAGATCGAAACCAAGAAAGATATGCTCTTCTTCAAATAAAACGATACAGGCTTCGTTTAGCGGACCGATGCCGGTCACGTAGTTTTCGTCCACGTCGAAGACCAGGGCTCCGCCGACATAATCCATGAAGGAAATCGATCGCTCCTTGTAAATCACTTGGCGCGTACCCAGGTTTCGCAATGCCACGATCCAATCGCTCGTCTTCCGAAAGTCCTTATAGTTTTCCGCGGGGTGGCTCTCCCCGTTACCCATGGCCGACCACCGGACTCGGCGCGGATACGCCGTGCTGCTCTCCTCGGTAAAACCGAGCATGAGAAAGTTGGCATAGACGTTCAGGTATTTGGCCTTGGGCGGAGTGCCCCCCAGGTCCGCTATGGCCCCGGCGCCGGTCCATTTGCGTATTGCGTCCTTGTAGTTGGTGATAATGAAGATCTCGTCGGAGCTCGCGTCAAAAAATGATGCGGTCGAAAAAGGATTATTCGCTGTGCCGGTAAAATCCGTACCGTCCTGGATGCTGTCGTATGCCTTTGTGCCCGTATTGTACTTGTAGGCTTTGTCCTGGCTGATCCCAATCAGCCACGAATTACCGTCCTCTTTGTAAAACTGCCTCAGACACATGACCGCGCCACCCGCAAGCTGCGTAGTGCTGTGCTTCTGTTTGCCCGGCATACGCCGGATGCGACCGTCTACTGGCCAGACGCCTGAAAGGTTCGGAGAAAAATGCCTTTGTAGAAGCTGCGGAGGCAGGTCCTGTTTTAGTCCACCCAGGGGCGGCATGTATCGTATGAGCGGCATTAATCCTTACCCGTTAATTGTTGTCGGTCGCTCGCTGGCCGGAGAGGTTCGGATAACAAGAACAGTCTCTTGGCCATGCGGTTTATTTCAGCTATCCCCCGGGGATCTCCAACCAGGGCCAGCGCCTGGAAGATCGCCGCATTCTTTGTCTCCCCCATTTCGGCCTGAACCATGGCCAGGCGGTTATTCGAGTTTTCGTGCTCGTCGGCATTCAGGTAGACGCTGCAACACTTTAAGACAATAATGGCGCCGTCCGGATATACCCGATCTTTTTCTATGGCCCAGGCGCACTCGCTCCAGTGTTTCGCGCATGGTTTCTTAAACTGAGGACAGAGGAGGCTTCGCCTGTCTATCTCGATCTTGGGCTTTGGCATTAGTTTCTCTGTTGCCTCGTAAAATTCCGGCCGGGCGGGCGCCAAGTGTTGACAGTTGCATTGCCGCTGGTTGCGCCTGTACCGGAGTTGCCGGTATTTCCAGAACCACCGTTTGCTGTCCAATAATCTTCACCCAGGGCTTCAGATGCTCCAACATCTGTTACAATTGCACGTCCAGCAGTCATGTTTTCATAGGATATAACAATGGGCGAACCACCACTATTGTATGAATCAGCACTCATTGCTGTTCCTTTAAAGTCATACCACTTATGACAATGGCTCGATACGGTATGTGCATGACTCGGCCCAGTGTGTGTGTGGTTTGGTTGTTGCCATGTTCCGCCGGTTTTGTCAGTTCCGCCTTCCTCGCCGCCGGCGGCCTGGCCTTTGGTGATATAGACCCCCATATCGTCTTTGTCGGTCTTGAGAGTATAGCCCGCAACGGCGGTGTCTTTTTCAAAAAGGATGATCTCATTGGAAGGAATATCAACCCCGCCCTGCTCGTTCAGCTTGCCGCCTGCTTTCGTGAGCTGTACGGGCGTTCCTGCCGATTGCGGCCTGGAATAAAGCTCGGGCTGGCCGTCCAGGTTCTTGCAATACAACGCGAGCTCGTCTTCTGCGGTTACGGAATCATCCGCCTGTTCGACCAACATAACCTGTTTGTGATGCCCAACGTCGGTCTTGCCGGTCTCGTCCGAGTAAAAGGCATGATCCTCGGCCAGGCGCTCCCGGATCGCTTCTTTGAACTCACGGATCCGGTTATCGCCGAGATTCGGGTTCTCGGTGCCGGGCGGGGTCGTTTCGTTCCATTCCTGATTAAACGCCATGATCTCTCCTTATCCCATCATCTCCATTTGCAGGTCCTGGTTTGCAAGTTCGATATCGAGATCGTCATCCATCCTGGATGCGAGCCACTTTTCAAATCTCCTTTCCCACCTGTCCGCCTCGTCGTCGCGTTTCAGGCGGCGGTTGCCCTTCATGATCGCGTATGCCTCTATGACTTCCCGGAATTCATCCACAAAGGCGGCATTGTCGCCGGTGGGCGTGGTGTCGCTGCCCAGGGCGGGCAGCCATTTGTAGTATTCGAGCGGGAAGCTGTAATCGCTGTCAGCCTTCGCATAGAGATGACCCTTGCCATGCCAGATCCTGTAGAGAAGCGGGCGGCCCTCGTCTGATGTATCCCTGGCCTCGATGCCATCCTTGATGATCTTTCGCATACGGCAATACCCGGTAGCCGTGTCGGACATCTCCGGGTTCTTTTCCTGCTTGAAATCGGACGGCAGGTCAAACGTGCTGTCTCCCTCAGAGACATCAATCGTGGTCTCGTCCTCCATGAACCGCCAGTTGTACCGGCGCTGGATCTCTTTGTGAGCATCTTTTATGGCATCATTGACGGTCTGGTTGATCGCGCTGCCCACAAACCTTTGCACCCTGGCACGCATGGTGGCCCTAGTTTCGCTCATGGTCTCTCCAGTCGTAGATATAGTCGCCGATATGGCCTATCTTGATGGAAAAGTCGCAGTAGACGTTAAAGCCAGCCTTCTTCGCCTTTCTGAAAAAATAGACGTCCTCGCCCAATAACATCTTGCCACAGATCAGATCTTTTTTTACTTCAGGGTCATCGGCTATGGCCGGCGGGGGGTCCACATATTGATTTTCAAACCAGGGGAATTTTATCTTTTCAAAAACCCTTGTCCTGGTAAGCGTTGCGCCCAGGCCGGACCCGGCAGCTTTTTCAAGCCCGCTTTTGTCCGGATGTCGGTATACGGGTCTCAATACGCCATCCCGGTCCTTTTGTGTGGCGACTGGAAGATGGGGCGGTCCTTTCCTGTAATAGTTCGTGCAGACGATTGATTTCTTATGGGCAAGGAGCCGGAGCAAAAGATTCGGCTCGAAATACGCATCCGCATCAATCCACAGGATATGGGACGCAGCTCGCCAAGATTCCTGCGCCGCCACTACAATCAGATTCCGATTATGGTGAACATAACAGCACTTCGTTTTTTGTCTGACGGTGTCAACCCCATGCTTGGCGCTATACCAGCGCATCTTTTCGACGCAATCCCAGGTTTGCTCCTTGCCGTCCCCGTAAAGGGGAATCCCTATGACTACCGTTAGGCTCACCGGCGCTTTTGTCTCAGCTCCAGGTTGTCCGGAATGATGAACAGGTTAAACCAGGGATCCGCCTTGATCGCCTCGATCTCTTCCGGGTCGCTCGTGATACACTTGCCGTTCTTGAATTCTATCATCCTGTTGCCGAGCCCGATCTTGTATGACGGGTACCGGTTGCACACGAAGCGCTCGGGCTCGGCCTGGGGCGTTGGCTGCTCCTGGGCTTCGGCCACGAGTGTTTCCGGAACGCCGGGCTCGTCATGCGGGGGGCCAAATCGCCTGAACAGGACTTCCCTCATTGAAACGGCTGCCGGTTGGGGTGTTCCCGCAACAGGGGGCTTTTCGGGCTCTTGCTTGTTTACGCTGGTCTTTCTCTCTTTTCTTGTCGCCATAATGTCTGCTCCTTATTCGGAATTTGTAATCCCTAATCCTTCAGCAAGTCCTTCATGTGCTTTCGCTGGTCTATCCCCGACAGGATCTCGCACGACTTCATCTCCACGGTAAACGATTTCCCCCATTCCGTGCTGATACTCGTCAGTTTGCCCTTGACCAGGACGCCCACATTTTCCTTGAGGCTCATTTCTTCAAAGCCCTTGGGCTGGACTCCGCCCTTCGACGCGAAACTAAAATGGCATTTTGCTTTTTCTTCGTCGGAGACAGCAACGCGTTTTGTCATAATATTATCCTCTTTTGGATTAGCCCTGGGACAAGTCGCCCCAGGGCTTCTGCCTTCAGCTCATAGTGAGCCAGGTTCTATGATGAGCTGTATGCGTTCACGTTTTTTATGACACCGTGGACCTGCTCAAGCTGCACTTCCAGGCCGCATTCCGTCAGGAACTCGTCGGTGTCCTTGTCCTCGCCGCGGGCTTCGCGGTCCGTGAGGAACTTGGTATCGCGGTTTTCTCCGTTGCCGATCAGGGGGCGGTATATGATGCGCCGGGGCTCAATGAAAAGACCCATCTTGCTGTGCGGCACAATCTCGTTAAAGAGCGGGTGGTTTTTGAGATACACCGTCCCGAAAGGCGTTACCCACTTGGTCACGGCTATGCCGTAGACGCTGGCTGCAACGGTCAGCTTCACCTGGCCGCGGGCCTCCGCCATCTGGTTAAGGACCATTAGCAGGTGATTGCCGCAAAAGCAGAGCTTTTCGCCCGCGCCGAACTTGAACAGGTCGCGCAAAAAGGCGTCCCAAATAGCGGCGGTCAGGTTTCCGCCCGATACCGTGGCGACATTCGTGCTTAAAAAGGAGAGAATGCCTCCCGTGGAGCGCTTGGGCTCGCTTCCGCTTGTGTCCTCGTTTTTTACGCCCCAGATCATGGAGCGTTCCATGTCGATCGTGTGCATGTCCAGGGCCTCGCGCTTGGCCTCGGCGTATGCCTTGCCGGTTCTGAGCTTGGTGGCCTTGGCGGTTTTCGTAAGGCTCAACGGGAACCGGTAGATCTGCGTGTAGTTGGACCGCTTGTTAGGATCGCGGTACAGCGCGGACCGGGTGGGCGCGCCTTCTGCGATCGCCGGGCCTATCACGAAGAAGTCCTCGTTTTCGGCGATCGCGGCCGGCGTGGAGCCCCAGCCTCTTTCAACGACGATTTGCGTGGCAGAGACCGGATTGGTTGTTACGCGCATAACCTCGTCCGTGACATCGTTTCTGACGAGGTCGTCCGCCCGGAAGATCGATGCATCATCCACCACGATGGTCGTATCCGTGGTGCCGTAGCCCGTCGAATAGTTGCATTGGGTGTAACGGGCCGGAGACGCCTTATCGAACCAGTTGAACTCCGGGTCGGTCGTGGCTTCCTTTTTCATACCCGCGATCAGGGCATTGAGCGGTGCTTTCTGCTCCGAGCGCGGATAAAGGCGCAGGATCATTTCGCGCCAGTTCTTGGGTCTTTCATCCGCGGGAAAGTCCGCGGTGTCCCTCAATCCAAGTATAGTGGGCATCGTTCATGCTCCTTTCGTGGCTGCGAGCAGCGAAAGGGGCCACGGCGTCATAGCATGTCCGCCATGTGCTCTTGCTGCTCGGTGAGTTGTGGTGTCACTGTGGTTGATCGGACATCACCGGACTCACCGAAGGCAGAGCGTTCTTCTTCGCGTTTTTTCTCTTCTGTCGTCTTGGCCTGTTCCGCCGAAAAGACGGCAAAATATTTGGGGTCATAGTGCATTAGGGCGGCATTGAGAAACGGCGGGTCCAGTTTATCAAGCGCCACTTCGCTGTACTTGGTGCCCAGGAAGGTCTTGAAGTTTTTAAGGACCTGTTCATCTGCGAAATAGTTCTTGTGCGCGTCGGTGAAATCCTTCATCACCTTATTCGCTTGACCTACCACGGACTGCTCGCCCTGTTCTGCTTCCCGGGCTTCCCGCGATGAGATCTTTTGCCTGACACCGTCCAGGGCGTTTCTCAGGTCCGTATTTTGCCGGTACAGCGTCCACATGGAGGCATGCATTTTCGGGTCGCTCTCCTTCATGTAGGCGTCCATTTTCGGGTCGCTCTCCTTCATGTAGGCGTCTGTCTCTGCGTTGTCAAACGGGCCTTGATACTCGCCTGCGGCCTGCGGCCCCGCACTGGCTTCACCCTTGCCCTTTGCTGTCTCATGGGCCTTCTTGATGCCGTATATGGTGTAGGCGAAAATCTGCTCAAGGGGCACCCGGCTTTCCCTGGAAAGATCTATGATCGGCTTCACGGCCAGGTGCTGTTGCTGCAAAGAAGAAAACTGCTGGTATGTGTTTACGAGATCGCTTGCCTTGACCATACGCATGCCCTCAGGGCCTTTGATCTCGTACAGGTCTTCCAGGTCGCCCGTTTTCGTTTCCGGCCTGGGTTCTGCCTTTTGCTCCCCTGCTTTAACTTCTCCGGGCGGTGGCTCTGCCTTGGTGTCTTCCGGTTTTATCCCTTCTTTCTTTGCCTCTGGTTTCTCCGGAGGCTTTGCCTTGCCGGCTTCACCCTCGGCTGATCGGCCCTCTTCTTTTTCGGGCTTCTGGTCCGGGGGCTTTTTATCGTCTCCGGGTTTTGACGGCGGGCCAGTTTCAAACTCGCTCAGAAGATCGTCCATGGCCCCGGCCTGGGTCTCCTCGTGTTCTTTTTCCGCCGCTTCGATCTCTTTGGCTTGGGCCGTTGTTTTCTCTCCCTCGCCGGCGCCGGCTTCTTCTATGCCGGGCTTTTCTTGTTTTTCTGCCATGTTGGCTCCTTTCAGCTACTACTCGGCGTTTGGTTCTTTTGAACTACTGCCTCGCGTTTGGCCGTCTGTATTTTTGCCGCTACTGCCGTTATCGGTGTTTGGCGGGCTTTTTGACCTTGTGCTTTTCCCCGCGGACAACCTTGCCCGGCCGGGTGATTCAGATACGCATATATTCGTCTGCGGCCAGGCCGAGCTGCTCGCTCGGGCCGCGGACCGTTCTTATCTTGCCGCCTGCCTCACGGCACTTTTCAAAAGCCTCGGGCATTTACTCTTGTCCTTCTTTCTTTTCTTCTTTGGCGGCCTCCTCTGTCTCAAGGATTGCAATGTCGTCTTTGCATTCACCGATAACGCGGTCCGGAAAATCGATTATGGCGCGCATGGCTATAATGTTTGCCCTGTGGACAGGGATCTCGTCATCGGGGCAGTCGAGCAGCTCCTCAAATTGCTCCAACTCCGCTATCTCAAAACCCGGTACGACAACCCCGGTCCAAAAACGGCTTCGCTTGAATTTCTCGGCGGCCCTTAGCTTTTCTCTCGGGTTTGTCTCAAGGCTCATGCTGCCATTCTTTCAGATAGTTGGGGGGACGCTTTGGGCGTGTAACCCAAATAATCCCCCAGGCTAACGATATCGCCTGCTTGCTCGCGTTTCTGGATCTGGCCGTCAGGTAGAATCTGTGTCCCGATCTTGAACTGTTCTATGTTCTTAACGCCGAGGCTTCGGGCCAGCTCGCTGAATACGGCGAAACTGTCCACTTGCGCCTGGATCGGCGGCGCTTGCGCGATTATCTTGAAAATCTGAGCCCAAACCTTGGCATTGTCCGTGGCCCGGACGGGCAGGCGGCCGTCGTCCACGGGAAAATCGAAATATCCCTGGATATCGGCCGGGCCGATATTGGCACCGCGCATGCCGGGCAATCTCGGATCGGGCGCTGTAAGAAATTCCTTGGCGTAGTCCCCCACCACACGGTAAAACCGCTCCTCGCTCAAGAACTGCTGATTGTTCATGACCGACATCTCCGCTAGCGGTATAAGGGCCTGGGCGTAAAGAAGGATGGCTCCGGTCCCGAGGATATTCGACCCGGAGGAGGTCATTTTCGCAATCTCGGTCGCGGTGCGCTTGATTTCCGTCTGGATGCCCTGCATGGCGTCCGGGGTATGCGCCCGGCGCTGCATCATATTTGAGATCAGTATGCCATCCTTGATGTGGCTCTGTGTTACGTCGCTAACGCGCAGTTGTTTGAGTACCGAATCGATGTTAATTCCTTTGTTCCAAAGGTGCTTTTTAAGGCGGATTATCTTCGCCGGGCTCGGCTTGACGATATCGCGGATATTGACCGCGCCCGGGTCCACGACTAGCATGTCATTCAGGAAGCGGCGCACGTTATCCATATGCGAGTTATAGAGCCAGTTAAGCAAATCCTGGAGCCCCTCCTGACCCTCATAGAACGACTGCGTGAAAAGCGAATATCCGTCATAGTCGTATTCGCCCAGGACTGTAGGGAACTGTTCGTGTGCATAAATAGACTTCTCCGAACGGATAATGATGTTGGTGCCGGCCATAGCCAAAATCCATATCTCCGGATAGCTCGATTTGGTCAGGCCATAGTCCCGGGGGACCAATTCCACAAACAACTCGCGGATCTTGAAATGGGGGTTCTTGTTGTCGAGTCTGAGATCTTCAATGGTGGCGGGTGTTGATATACCCATGATCCGGTTGCGCTCATCACCGCCGCCGTCGTCTTCCGGGTCGAGGCCGGCGGAATCATCCCTTGTTAGGTGGTTGATATTGTAATAGACGCCGTCTTCCTGGCGTTTCTTTAGATAATAAAGGCTCCGGCCGTATTCAAAGCCCTGGAACTGGCCGCTCTGTGCCTTGCCGAGAGGTACCCGGGGATCCGGATAGAATTTGTACGGGTCGTTGTTCGTGAACTCGGGGCCTTCGTAGGCGAGCTTCTTCACCTGGTGGCGCCGGGTCTCATAATGGGGCGCGGGAAAGATCTTTAGCTCTTTTTCGATCTCAAAGCCGGGCCGGTAATGGCGGATAAACAGGTTTTTGATTGATCCGCAACTGTACTTGGCGACATCATTCAGGAAAGCATACACAACCAG